ATATAAATTAATGTTTTTATTAAAATAATACTAAAAATATTTTTTTATTAAAAATATATTTTATACATTTATATCATATTTATAACAACAAAGTTCATTGACATATTGAGAGGCACAGCAGAGGGAGTCAGAATCCCGGAAGACCTTGCGAGAACAGAGCTGCCAGTAAGACCCCGAACCAAAAAGACACAAGGATGCTCAAGGCCGCGATGGTACCGGATCGAATCCGCGAGCATCCACTAACGTAATCTCACATAAGTCAAACCAATTAAAAACAAGAAATCATGAAAACTTTAATTTTAATCTTACATGTATCACAAACCGATGGAACACAGTTTTACAAAGCAGAAATCCTCACAATGGCAGAAGATGGACGTTATAGACCAGCATTCAGCAAGTTTGGGATGCCTAATGAAGAATACACTGACTTTATCGATCGCGTTATTGAAGATGTTGATCATATGAAATTAGTAGATTACAGAATTTTCCATGCAGCAAATTTAATTATTTAAATAGATGTCAAACCAAAAAACAAGAAATCATGAAGACAATTAACATTCCTTATTCAAAATCAGAAGAAAAAGTTTTGTATGAAATAGTGAACAAAATCGTTCACAATACTTCAAAACTGGGGACTATTCATTCTAAAAGTCAATTATTAAAACGTTTAACTCCTGAACTTGCTGATGAAATACTCAGCGAAATAGAAAGTGGAGAAGATATTGAATTAAATTATTGAGCCTAAATTTAGAATTTGAAATCATGAAAACACAAACATGGATTCATTTTATCGGAAAATCGTACTACACGATCAATGCCTTTATTAAAGAAGCCGAACGGATCGGCATCAGCCGCGCCATTGCACCAGCTGTGCTACGCAAAATGAACATCGGCGATATTGTTATGTTGGCACAGCGTGACGGAGCCAGCACAAAAGTATTCGGTTATTTCATCACAAAAAATATAACTGGACTTACACCGGACACAATACGTTCAATGAAAGAGTACAGTATAGTTAAACGTATTAGTACACTGGTACCAATGAAAATTCAACGCGGCTGTGGCGAGTACGAAATCACAGCATCATACGAAATCACGGATACAACGCTCGCAATGGAATTTATACACACCCTGTCAGACGATAAAATTGGACGCGTGATGATCGGCGGAGAATTCTATAATCTTTCAGGATTAGGTATTCCAAGTGATTACGTTCTAACTAACATTCCATTCCGTAAAGGATATCGGCTGTTCAATTTGGTTGATTTCACCAACGAGTTCTCAATGGCTTATAAACCTAACACCAAGCATGTTAAGTTACGTGGGCAGTTCTATGCAACCTCAGATGACAAAGTAAACGTTAATTATGAAGTTGAGGATCCTTCACTGTTCGAGATACGTAATTATCAATTGAACTAACAATGGAACGAACAACTCAACCAAACGAGCAAATAATTCTCGCTACAGCCTATCCCTCGAAGCGTTACCATTGGTGGAGAAACTTTAACGGCGTAACACTCGAGGCAAGGCTTGTGGGAGGACGTGTACAATTCTACGAAGTCTGTAATGGACAATCACGTCAGATATCAGAAGATATCGTTCGTGATCTATTTCCTGTTGGCTGTCGTATTAAGGATCAGCCATTTTTAAAAAAGCAAAACGAGGACTTCTATGCTGTATTAAATAGATATCGTAAAAAGTATCACGAAACATTTAACCAAATCAAAAACAAAAAATAATGAAAATTGAATATGACAAACCCATCGAGGTAACTCAGACGCAGTACAACCTGTTACGTTCACGCTTTGCCGGAGTTGTTGCCTATCGTAAAGCCAACGGCAAATATTACGTTAAAGTATGGATGATGAGTTATGCTAAGATGATTGAAAACATTATATTATGAAATTAATAAACCAAACAAAAATACCAGATGATATGAAAACAAAAACACTTACCGTAAAATGGTTAAAAGACCATAATGCTTGTGGAACTGCAATTGCTATTTTTAAAAATCAAAATCTTCAAGGCACAAATGAAATATTAAATGCATTGATAACAACAAACGAAAAAGAAAAACTTCAGTGGGCTAACTGGCTAATTACGCGATTGATGAACAAAAGACAAAAAGTTGAATATGCTATATTTGCTGCTAAATCAGTGTTGAAATTATTTGATGATAAATATCCTAAAGATTACGGACCTCGTAAAGCTATAGAGGCCGCAGAAACATACTTGAAGAGACAAAGTAAAAGAAACAAAGATGCTGCTTCTAATGCTACTTCTAATGCTGCTTCTAATACTGCTTCTTATGCTGCTTATACTGCTTATGCTTCTTATGCTGCTTATGCTGCCTATGCTGCTGCTTATGCTGCTTCTAATGCTACTTCTAATGCTACTTCTAATGCTGCTTCTAATGCTGCTTCTAATGCTGCTGCTTATGCTGCTTATACTGCTTATGCTTCTTATGCTGCTTATGCTTCTTATGCTTATAATAAAACATTAATCAATATCGTAAAAACAGGTATACAAATATTGAACAGACAATGAACCGCACAGAACGCAACGCTGTATTAGCTATAAATAACAAAGGAACACGTCTTATAAAGATACGCTTCCCGTTCAATACGGACGATCTTGAAAAAGTCCGAACCTTGCCTGATCGTAAATGGAATCCAGATGCAAAGTTTTGGACAACCCCGCTAACCGTGGAAGCCGTTGAACAACTAAAAGAATGGAAATTTGCCATTGATCCACAACTGGAGAAATTTCTCAAAGAGACGAAGCTCCATGTCAGTCAAGTCAGCGAAATGGAAGTACCAGATCTGCGTGGTACATTGTATCCTTTTCAAAAGAAAGGAGTAGCATTTATTGAAGCAAAACATGGCCGAGCACTCATCGGTGACGAGATGGGACTTGGTAAAACAATCCAAGCGCTGGCATGGCTGCAATTACATCCTAAACTACGACCTGTAGTCATTGTTGTACCAGCATCACTGAAGTTAAACTGGGAGAGAGAAATTACACGCTGGATGACCAACTGGGGTCGCGTAGAAATATTACAAGGTACAAAGATCAACTCTATCATTGCAAGTAAGCTCATCCAAGCAAGTATTATTATCATTAATTATGATATACTCTCTCAGTGGCTAAAAGCATTGGAAAAATTAGAACCACAGGTACTGATCATTGACGAGAGCCATTATATCAAGAACAATACAGCCAAGCGTACTAAAGCCGTCAAACAGTTAGGTAAAAACATACCTCACATAATAGCACTCAGCGGTACACCAATCGTAAATCGACCGATTGAGATATACAACGCCATTCGGTTAATTGATCCTACAGTCGTTCCTTCCCGTTGGGAATATGCACGGCAGTATTGCAACCTGAGACACAACGGATATGGTTGGGATATGACGGGAGCAACGAACACGGATGAACTACACGAGAAATTGACTAACACAATAATGATCCGCCGGCGAAAGAAGGATGTACTAAAAGATCTGCCTAATAAAATACGATCATACATACCTACTGAATTGGACAATACTGATGAATATCTTTCTGCCGAACAGGATTTCATATCATTCGTAGCACGTCAACATGGATTAGATGCCGCACGCCGGGCAAGCAATGCAGCAGTGCTGACAGAAATAGAAGGTCTTAAGCAGCTGGCTGTTAAAGGCAAATTGAAACAAGCCATAGAATGGATACATAACTTCTTAGAAGTTGATGGAAAATTAGTTGTATTCTGCGTGCATCATTTTGTAGTAAATGCATTGATGCAAAAATTTGGTACTGTTGCTGTCAAGATTGATGGATCTGTCACTGGTGCAAATCGCCAGCGTGCCGTAGATGAATTTCAAAACAACGAAAACATCCGATTGTTCGTTGGCAACATAAAAGCTGCCGGAGAAGGAATAACATTAACGGCGGCATACAACATAGTAATCTTAGAATTACCCTGGACACCTGGAGCACTCAATCAAGCTGAAGATAGAATATACGCCCGACTCAATGATATACATGGAGTTAATATTTATTACTTACTTGCACAAAACACCATAGAGGAACGCATAGCACGATTGATAGACCGTAAGCGTAAAGTATTGGACAGCGTACTGGATGGTTGTGAAACCGAAAGTGAATCACTATTATCAGAACTTATGAATGAATATAACATTTAATCAAAACACCATGAACAACATTAATCTCATACACAAAGTAGCATGGTCATTTCATCGTTCAACTAAATATGACCTGGATGAACTATTTCAAGAAGCTGCATTGGCATACTATACAGCATTACGTCATTACAACTTGCAACATAATGATATGTTAAGAGGACGACTCAATGGCGTTAAAACAACAACGTTTCTTTACCGTTGTATGCAACAACATCTAATAAACTACCTACGTCGTGAAAAGAAAAAATGGAATGGCAATATAGTACCGCTGGAACAAGCGAGAGGTAAAGTCGTAGAAAACAGTCAGCTTTTTGAACGACTGAGCCGTGATGCTCAGGAAATGCTTAACATAGCATTATTATCACCAAGTACCTTCAGCGCAATGCCACGCGAAGTGGTACAACGACACCTGGCACGTATAATGATCAGCAGAGGATGGTCGTGGAAGCGCGTTTGGTGTGCAACGCGAGACATCAGTCTTGCATTAAAATAAAAATTTGTATAATATAATAAAATCGAAAACTTCTATAGTTAGTTTTTGGTTTGACTTGAGAGAGAAGTGTTAAACAAGTAGAACACCAAGGTAAGCCAGGTGAATCTTGTTTAATAGCGTGACGCTGCTGGATCGAATCCTGCCTTCTCTCCAAATTTACAGTAATATAATTGAACATCTCACAACTATATCAGGATTATAACATCCCGACTGCTCCCGCGGAGCACCGGCACAATCGTCCAGGTTGGGTAAACGTAACGTGTCCTTTCTGTACAGGCAATCCTGGCTACCACTTAGGGTTCAATTTAGAAGGAGGATACTTTTACTGCTGGCGCTGCGGATATCACTATCTGTACCGTACACTGGCAAAACTACTTAATGTCAGTGAGGAGGAGGCAAAAAGAATCTCCTATCAGTATGGAGGAACTGTACGCCTGGCACGTGAGCCACAGGTCAAGATCCGCCGTAAGGCACATCGCCTGCCAAGTGACACTGGCGAATTACAGGAGCAGCATCGTAATTATCTTATCTGGCGTCATTTTGATCCTGACCAGTTGGAGCGTGAATGGATGTTACTGGGTACAGGCCCATTGGCAAAACTTGACCACGTGGATTATAAACATCGCATACTGGCTCCTATCATTTGGAAAGGAGAACAGGTGTCGTTCCAAACACGTGACATCACCAATAAGCATCCACGCAAATATTTGGCTTGTCCACAAGTGCGTGAGATCATCCATCATAAACACATACTATATGGACGACAGGAGATGTGGACAGATACAGGCATCTGCGTCGAGGGCGTAACAGATGTGTGGAGACTTGGAGTGAGTGCATTTGCTATATTCGGTATTAAATACACAGGACAGCAAGTACGTGAAGTTGCCCGGTACTTCAAGCGTGTTGCAGTCATGTTTGACGATGATCCGCAGGCGATAAAACAAGCCGATAAACTGGTTAGCGAATTACAATTTCGTAACGTCGAGGCATGGAATGTTAAAATCAAAGGTGATCCTGCCAGCCTGTCACAGGAAGAGGCTGATTACATAGTGAAACATATATAATCTAATAACTCTCATAAAAAACTATTATCATGAAAAATTTAATTTTAACTATCACAACGATTTTTATTTTTAACTGCGTAAACGCGCAATGGTACTCTAACCAGTTCGGTGTAACGAACATGAACGAACTGAATCAACCACAATTAGAACTTGCACTCGATCAGGCAGACAAAACCATTATGACCGGCAAGGTACTGACGTTCACTGGCATTGGCATGGCAATAATTGGAGGTATTGTATATTCGGCAGGCTTGAATGAAATCGTAGAAAGTGACCTGAGCAATATGAGCACTAACAAAGCCATGGCAGGAGCACTTGTACTTACGGCAGGTTGTGGAATGACCGGAATAGGAATACCGGTATGGGTAGTAGGTGATTCACGAAAAAAGGTAATACAAATACATTTACAAAAATATGAAGAAGGAAATTTGCAAGGGTACATTCCTGGAATTGGATTGAAAATAAGATTTTAAAACGTTGATTATCAATGAAATTTTGTTTTCTCAATTTTATTATATATTCTTATGCCTTCTATTAGAGTAGAAAATGATGAAGGAGTGGACACGGTCTCTGTAATGATACTTTTCGTAGGATTAGTTTTAGGTTTAGTGATTGAGACTAAAAACCTGACTGAAAGTAAGCGCCGTGTCCGCTGAAATTGGTCAGGTTTTTTATTTTTACCAGGCATCGTAAGTAACCCATTATCTCGAAGTGAACCATAAAGAATTAAAAACAAAACATTATGAAGACAAAAAAATCAAAAATCAGTGAGCTTTGGATCGATCCCAAGCTCACAACTATCCGCCACATCAACCTACCTATCGTGAGCGAATACCGGAAGAAATACCGCAACGGCGTGAAGTTTCCTTTATTAATTGTTCAGGAACTGCCAGACAATGTCAACCGCATTGTGAGCGGAAACCACCGTTTGACAGCAATGAGAAAAGAATATCCGGATAACCATTTAATTGAGGTTGAAGTCAGGGAGTACAAAAACGAAGCCGAAGTACTGCGTGACTTCGCCGTGGAAAATGCCTCACATGGCATGCGTCTGGACGCCTATACCAAGAAAAAACTCAACAATGCTATGTCAAATGAAGGTATAACAAACGAAGAAATTGCTAAAATATTTGGCATATCCGTACGCAACGTAATCAAGCTGGGGGAAGGCATCGTGCAGGTCGAGTTAAAGGACGGCACTATTGAGGAACGTCCTGCAAAACGTGGATTGGAAACCGAGAAGCCGATAACCGAGGAACAATACAAGGAAGAGGACAGCAAGAGCCGTGGATTCCCCGTTGTAGTGCAAGCTGAGCAATTGACGCGCTGGCTTCGTAACGGATTCGTCCTGAGAACCGAGTCCAACATGAAGGTATTAAAGGAGTTGAAAAAAGAACTGGATGCGTTTCTGAAAGAAAAGTCGAAAGCAGCATAAACCACTGAGAAAAAGAAAATCAGGGGACTCAAGTGAACCAAGGTTGACAAGTAAACCAAAATGTAGAAGTGAACCAAGCTGGATAAGTAAACCAAGACGTATAAGTGAACCAGTACACGAAAGTAAACCACGTTGTTTAAGTGAACCAACAATGGAAAGTAAACCAACTAACACAAGTGAACCATTAAAACAAAAACACAATGAAAACAAACAACCAGATTGCACTTAGAATGTACGTTCGCGCACGCGAGGATTTCCAAGCGATGCGCAAGCGTATGGACAACCGTCTCGGCCGCAAGGCTGACGGTACATCACAGAAACTACAAGATGCACGCGTGTTCTCACTGAAGGATATAGAAAACTTCCACCACATCAGCAAGCAGGCACGCACGCAGGAACGCGAAGTCGAAAAAATGCTGCGCAAAGTGTTGAAGCGTTTTCCAATATACAACGATTGGCTATCCACAATTAAAGGCATAGGAGAAATATCTGCCGGTTGGATATTGGGAGAATTTGACATACAAAAGGCAGAAACCGTATCCAAAATGTGGCAATATGCCGGGTTGAATCCAGGTATGATACGTGGCAAAAAACGCATAACAAAAGCAGACTACAAGCCAGAAATGGGAGAAATAATCACAGAACTACCTGATATCAAGAGTGGTAAAAACGATTACATAATCGAGACAGATCAATGGATACGCGGTGACCGCGCTTTGGAGGGATATGTATTGCCTTACAACAAGAATTTACGTACACATTTACTTGGAGTGATGGCACCTTTAGGTTTTATTAAACATCAAAATTCCTATGCTATTGAATTTTATTACCCTTACAAAACACGTTTGGAAAAAGAAATCACAAAAATACATAATGAAGGCAAACCACGTAAGGACGATGGAAAGCCGTGGTGTGAAGTCAGTAAAGGACATCGTGACAGGGCTGCCATGCGATACATGGTTAAGATGTTCCTGAGAGATTTATATGCCGCGTGGCGTTCAATCGAAGGATTACCAGTACGTCCTCCTTATGAAGAAGAGTATTTAAACAAAAAACATAGCGCATAATCATAATCATTGCAAGGAAGCAAACCAAATGTATGGAGTGAACCATAAATTAAAAGAAAACCAAACCAAAAAAGTTAAGTGAGCCAGTTTCCTTAAGTAAACCAAAGGAGCTAAGCATATTTTTTAAACTAAAAACAAATTGTCAATATGGAGAGACAAACCGGTACAGAACCTGAACAACCAAACATCGAGCACCTGGTAATAGAAGCCTTCAAATCCACTGGCTACCTAATAGTGAATAAAACACTAATCCGACAATTCGGACTTATAAAAGCAGTACTACTCAGCAATTACATTGATAAATACATTTACTTTCGCGAGAATAATCCAAGTAAAAATGGCTGGTTCTATTCTACACATGAACAACAAGTTGAGCAATTAGGTTTAAATCTGGATACTGTTCGTAAATACAAAAGAGAACTCATAAATGAAGGTATTCTCATAAGTACACGTAAAGGAATACCTGCACGGGAATGGTTTAAAATTGACTTCAACAAACTGGCAATTGTCATAGAACAAGTCATAGGAAATTCCATAGAACAAGTCATAGGAAATTCCATAGGACATAATATTAAGGAAAACAAAATAAGGAGAACAAATAATATAATATGCGACTCCAATGACAAGTTATCTCCTTCTCCAGAAAAAAACAAAAATACACCTCCATTAAAACACCGCACCAGTAAATTTTTACCATTAGCTCGACGACTCAGTGAAATAATACGTAGCCAGAAACGTATGCGTCACACGCCGCAGCAGATCACGGTGTGGGCGAACGAAATACGCAAACTTAATGAAGGCAATGCCATCAGTCGCCAACGCATCGAAGCAGCATTGGAATGGTATGCTGATAACATCGGTGGTGAATACATACCAGTTATTGAGAGTGGAGGCGCGTTGCGCCAGAAATTTGACAAGTTAGAAAATGCAATAAAAAGAGACAGAAAAAACAACCAACCAGAATATGAAGATACCTTTGAACACGATGATAAGATAAAACGCCTGCATGAGCACGACCACAGATGATATGATAGAGCGCCACGTCGTTACAGCGATGATAACCTCCAGCGACTTTCTACACCGCATTCGCAACCGATACAATGCCAGGTTGATCCGCAGCGATGCTGCACGTTGGATAGCCGAGTGTTGTGTTGAGTACTATGATAAATACAGTAAGGCACCAGGACGACAGATTGAGAGTATATTTTATGTTAAGAGCAAAACTGACCAGCGACGTGATTTGATGGAAGAAATTGAGCAAGACATCCTACCATCGCTCAGTGACGAGTATGAGCAAGACGAACTAAACGTAGACTACATGGTGGAACAGACTGTGAACTATTTTACCGAGCAGAGCCTATTGCAATACAGTGATGAGATACGTGCATTGATCGAGAATGGTGAATTGATTGAGGCAGAAAATACAGCTGTTAATTACACTATGCCACCGCGTAATGACAATTTGTGGATTGACTTGAGTGAACCTGATGTATTGGAAAATATTGAAAATGCTTTCAGCAAAGACAAAGAACAGTTAATCCACTTTCCAGGTGCGCTGGGTGAGTTCTGGAATGACCAGTTTACGCGTGGGTCGTTCGTAGCGTTGATGGCGCCGGAAAAGAGAGGAAAATGTCTTCCCGGAGACCAGAAAATTCTCACATCTAATGGTGAATTGATTGCAGTTTCTGAAATAATAAAACAAAAACGAACAGATATAATTTCGTTTGATGAAGGTAATCGGAAATTTATAAAATCAAGTATTGTTAAATTTTGGATGAATGGTATAAAGGATGTATATCAGGTTACAACGAGAACAGGAAGAAGAGTTCAAATAACAAAGAATCATCCGTTCCTGACACCGGATGGATGGCAGGATTTATATACAATAAAAAAATTCAATTATATTGCAGTACCAAAGAATATTGATGTGTTTGGATCGTATGAATTATCTAATTATGAAATTAAATTATTAGCCTACTTTATAACAGAAGGTTGCCTAAGACAATATTCTAACAGTACTAAGATTGTTGGTTTTACATCATCTGATAAAGAGATTCAGAAGGATTTTAAT